CGGGCAGTCCGACTTGCCTGTTCTGAAGAAAAAGGGAGCCGCCAAGAAAGAGGCGGCTCCCAAGAAGGCCAAACCGAAAGCGAAGGCGAAATCGAAGAAGAAATAGCACTCACATATTGAGAGGATATAAAGATGTCCAAACCAAAGGTCATCACTCTTAGCCCCGACGCGCTAGACCGTAACGGGATTTCCACAACCGAGACACTTCTGGCCGCACGGCTGGATTTTCTGATCAACGGGGCATTGTCCACCGGTTATGATCGGAATGGCATTGCTGCCAGCCAGACCCCCAGCGGGGCTGATGCCATGACGCTGAATGGCGCTCTAGGCATAGACTTCCGAAGCCGTCGTGGTGTGTACATACTTATTTATGCTGCCGCTAACGATACTGGGCGAACCTTCACGGTGGTTGGTGAGGATATCAACGGTAATCGCATCACAGAGGCTATTACCGGGCCAGGCACGGGCTTGATAACGCTGGGTTCAACAAAGTTCTATCATGTCAAATCAGTGACGCCGGATGCGGCCACTGCCGGTGCAATCGAAATTGGTGTGAATGGATACGCTGAGTTCGATACCCCGCAGCATGTGGCCCAGTACTCTGCTGGCGATGATACCGGAGACACTTATACGGTTTCTGGATATGACCGTTATGGGTTTGAGGTTACCGACAGCATCACCGGGGTCAGTGGCGGGACATCTACCACACAGGACCAGAATTTTGGCTGGGTAGACCGCATTTCATCCAGCACGGCCTCTGCCGGGGCCGTGGAGAGCGGAACGAACGGTAAATGTGAGAGCGGTTGGCACGTTCTGAATTATCGCGGGCCGGATTTTAATGTGGGCATTGGCTGCACGACAGGCGGGGCTACGTATGCAATGCAACATACGTTCACAAACGTGTTGGCAAGCGACTTCGCTGAAAATGACGCCGTGGTGCTGACGCACTCAACATTGACGGGAGAAACGACAAATCAGGACGGCAACTACACAAGTCCGCCCGTTGCCACCAGATTAGCCATAACGACTGCGGGGACCGGGCCAGTTACCGCCACGATCATTCATACAGGGAGAAGCTAAATGGCGTTTTCAAGGACTCTCCGGGTTTCTTCGGAGGTCGATAATTGCACCTTGGCCGAACTTCTTGACCTTCTTGGTAGTCCTAAGAAGATTAAAGATACGCTGGCCAATCTTGAGAAGGCGTCCAAGAAGGCCAACAAGGCCATCATGGACCTGGCCAAGGCCGAGAATGACCGCGACAACAAGATAGATGCGGAGGACCGCAAGCGGGAGAAGGAAATCAATGCCATCCACAAAGACAAAGAAACTCTTGCGGCGGCGTGGGCTGAACTTGAAGCGGATACCGCCGCACACAACAAGCGCAATCAAGAGGACCGAAAGGCCCTTAAACGGGATCAGGAAGAATTCAAACTGAAGGAAGTCCAGTTGGCGAAGGCTACGCAATATATGGAAAATACCCGCGAACAGCTTGCCAGCGACCAAGAGAAGGTTGGCGGCATGGTGGCAGACGCTCGCAGGAGCGCGGTTGCTGACCGCAAGACCGCTGAAAGGGCCAAGGCCGACGCCAAGCGCCTGAATACCGAGGCTAACCGCAAGATGGCCGAAATGAGGAATCTGGTAGCTTAAGATGCAAAGGCCGAGGGATTATAAGAAGGAGTACCAGACGTACCACAAGAAGCATCTGAAGGATAACAACGCCCGGCATCGTGTCAGGTACGCCGCCGAGAAGGCTGGAAGGGTCCGGGTAGGGGATGGTAAGGAAATTGACCACGCCAACAATAATCCCCGTGACAATTCGCCAAGTAATACTCGCATCATGTCAAGGAAGGCCAACCGAGGACGCAAGAGAAGGAAAATCTAATGGGTGATGTAAGAAAGCCAGAGCTAAAAAAGAGAACCAGAAAACCCATTTCAGGTAAGACGATCATGAAAGCCTTGAGGCGTAAACCGTTTAAACCGGATGCCCGCACCAAGATCAAACTAGATAAGGAATTTGGTGGCACAGGAATGGGGGAAAACTATGGTCAATTTAAGCCGTGGGGACTCGCGCCCCCTCAAGGGGCCACTCGGATCAGTGATCTTGACAGACGTACGGCAGAATTATTGCGGCGTACTAGAAATATGAATTTGGAAGATCGTGTTCAAAGGCAGGAATTCAGGGGCGGCGGCATGGTTGGGCGCAGAGGAAAGGACAGAAAGTAATGCCTATACGCAAAGACATACCCTACGCGAAGCCCCAGAACAAAAAGAAAAAGAAGAAGAAGGGTTATCAAGGGGGTGGTCTTCTTAGTAGCCTTCGGTTCCCTGGTGTGAGTGCCGGTGGGGGGCAATTTACGGTCAGGGGTGATTTTCTGAGAGGGCTTCTAGATCGTAGTGGGATTAGCCCTGATCTTCTCCAGAACCTTCGTATTCGTGGGTTAGGAAACGCTCCTATACCGGGGCGATTTTCACATCCTACAGTTATTCCTGCTACTAAAGTCCCCAAGGCTAGGGCTGCTAGGAAAGCCGGTAAGGCTGGGGGTATGGTGAGTCGAGGTAATGGTATAGCACGGACCAAGAAAGGTAAGAAGTACGTCTAATGGCCGCGCCAACAACATCAGGGACCGCTAACTTCAAACTGGACATCCTCCAGATTTGCGAGGAAGCCTATGAACGCGCCGGGGGTGAGATGCGGACGGGATATGACCTGCGTTCAGCCCGTAGGGGCCTTGAGTTGTTGGCTCTGGAGTGGGTGAACCGGGGCTTGAACCTCTGGACGGTAAATGAAGCCAGCCTAGCCCTGGTGGTTGGGACAAGTGTCTATAGCCTTGCGGACGACACCATAGATGTCCTTGACGCCGTCATACGGGACGGCAGTGGCGTAACGCAGACGGATTTCTCCCTGACGCGCCTGTCGGTAACCAGCTATGCCCAGACATCCAACAAGAATACCCAAAGCCGCCCGACCAGTATGTATATTGACCGTCAAAACCGGCCCACGGTGACGCTGCATCCGACGCCCAATGACGCTGATCAGACGTTTAATTATTGGTATGTCAGGCGCATTGAGGACCTGGGCGACAACACCAACAACAACGATATGCCCGAACGGGCCATTCCGGCTATTGTTTCCGGCCTGGCGTTCAATATCGCCCTCAAACGGCCTGAATTTGAAGCGCGGATACCCATCCTCAAGTCTCATTACGAAGAACAATACGAACTGATGGCCTCAGAGGACCGTTCCAAGGCGTCCCTGATATTTACGCCTTTGCAGGACTTTATTGACGTGGATTTGACATGACCAGTAAACATTTCGCGGCAGGGAAACACGCCTTCGGGTTCTGTGACCGTTGTGGGTTCAGGTATCCATTGGCGCACCTTGTCTGGGAAATGGAGGACAAGCGACGCAATGGACTTCGTGTCTGCAAGGATACGTGCCTTGACCCGGATCACCCGCAACTTCAGTTGGGCCGATTCAAGATTTTCGATCCGCAGACGCTGGACAGCCCACGCCCGGACCTCGCCAAGCTAGACAGCCAGAGCCTGTTTGGCTGGAACCCCGTCGGCGCGTTGAAAAGTACGGCGGCTTCGGGACAGGTGGGGACGGTAACAATTTCAACATCATAGGAGATGAACATGGCCCAATCTGTATTTAAGAGCAAAAAGCGCAAGGCCAAGAAGAAGAAAATAAAGGGTTATAACCAAGGCGGTATGATTGCCAAGCCGCAGGGTGGTGGGCGTGGGATTATGCCGACCAACCAGAAAACCGTTCAAGCTAAGGGCATGGGCGCGGCTACGAGAGGCGGAAACTTCAAGGTTTAACCATGAACTACACTTCCCTTCTAGCATCCGTACAGGAATACACGCAGAATTCGGAGAGTACCTTCGTTGCTGAAATCCCCAACATGGTCAAACAGGTTGAGGATCGTATTCAGCACATTATCCAGCTTCCGGTATTCCGCAAAACATCTTCTGCGACGGTGACAGCGTCGAATAGGTTTCTAGCGACGCCATCGGATTTCGTGGCGGCGTATTCGCTGGCGGTGTTGAATGGGTCGTCGGAATATTCGTTCTTACTGAATAAGGATGTGGATTTTGTCCGGGAAGCCTTCGATCAGACTACCGATACCGGGCTTCCGAGGTTTTATGCGGTGTGGGATCACGACACGTTCCTTTTGGCCCCAACGCCAGACAGTGGATACACGACGCAGTTAAATTATTTTTACAAGCCAGAGAGCATCGTCACGGCAGAGAACACTTGGTTGGGCGACGAGGCCGAATCGGCCATGCTATACGGCACTTTGATAGAGGCTTATACGTTTATGAAGGGGGAACCAGACCTGATGCAGTTGTACGAACAACGCTACAAGGAGGCGTTGGTCAAGCTGAAGGAACTAGGCGACGGCAAACTCCGTCAGGATATGTATAGATCAGGGCAAGTTAGGGTTCCGGTGCAGTAATGCTTATAAATCCGTTTGCAAATGCAGAGGTGGGGGATGTAACGGTCCACACCACACGCAATAGAGGCCACTCTGCCGAAGAATTGACGGGAATGGCCTTGGAAAAGATCATTCACGTTAGTGGTGACATGCCAGAGCCGATAAGGGCGCAAGTGATGGCTTACAAAGATAGCCTTCGTGATATATTATTGTTCTATATGCGCCAAGCAATGTTGAGTGAACGGGTAACGATCAGGGCTGAAATAACGGCTGAAATGAAGGAGAACGAGTAGATGGCAATCACACAAGCATTATGCACCAGCTTCAAACAGGAGATTCTGGTTGCAGAACATAATTTTACGGCATCTGGCGGTCACACGATGAGAGCGGCGCTCTATACCAGCAGTGCTACCTTGGGTGCGGCGACCACAGCTTACAGTGCGACGAACGAGATATCTGGCACCGGGTACGTCGCCAAGGGTAACTCGCTGACCAATGTGACGCCGACTACGTCGAGTACCACAGCCTTGACGGATTTTGCCGACACGACGTGGTCAACATCGACAATCACGGCGCGAGGTTCGCTGATCTTCAATGATTCGCATTCCAGCGATGCATCAGTGCTGGTGCTGGACTTTGGTGCGGACAAGACCTCCACGGCAGGGGATTTCACGATCACGTTCCCCGCTGCCGACGCCAGCAACGCGATCATTCGGATCGCCTAAATGAGGACACTGGAGTGAGTAGCGCAGTATGGCCGGATGGGGCATCAACACTTGGGGTGATGGCGTTTGGGGCAGCGGTGCCATCATCGTTTCGGTTACGGGGAGCGCAGGAACTTCGGCCTTTGGGAGTGAGAGCGTTTCCGCAGGTGCAGGGGTATCAGCTACCGGTTCATCCGCTACGAGCGCCATTGGCACGGTTACAGCAGTCGGAGGAGCGGGTATTTCGGCTACGGGTATCGCTGCTACATCCTCTCTTGGCAATGAAACAGTCAGTGGGGCAGCGAGTATTTCGGTTACGGGCTTTAGCGCAACATCTTCTTTCGGTAGCGAAACAGTCAGCGGGGCAGCTAACAGCAGCGTTACGGGCCTCAGTATGACAATGTCGAGTGGGGAAGAACTTGTTTGGGGCATTATAGATACATCGCAGACCCCAAATTGGTCTGAGGTAGTGACACAGTAGGAGCGCACAAATGGCAAGCACAGCATCAGATTTAATTAAATTCGAGAAAATGGCTACGGGTGAAAAGTCCGGCACATGGGGGACGCTTGCCAATCAGGCCATGTCGCGTATCGAAGAGGCGATTGCGGAAATCACCAACATCACACTGGCGGGGTCTAATTACACCCTGGACGATACCCAGTACCTTGAACACGCTGACTCCACTCCCGCCCAGGAAAGCCATGTCGCCATGATCAAGGCGACGGGAACGCCCGGTGCAACCCGGCAGGTCATCGTTCCTTTGCGGAATAAGCAATACATCGTCTGGAACGCCACCACGGACGCTTCTGATTTAACGGTTGGTGGGGCTTCAGGGGCCACGGTAACGGTTTCCAATGGGTATATGGCCCGTGTCTTCTGTGACGGCACCAACGTGGAGTTTGGCGGACCTCTGGTTACTGTGGCTGGCGTGGTCAGTTCTTCAGCCCTCCCTGCGGCGTCCCTGACGGTGGTAGGCGGCATTGAGGTGGCCACGGTGGCTGAAACCAACACCGGCAGCGATGCCACAAGGGCCGTCTCTCCTGACGGACTTGATGGGTGGACAGGGTCTGCACAGATTGCGACTGTTGGCACCATCACCTCCGGTGCGTGGACCGGCACAGATGTGGCGGTTGCGGCTGGCGGCACGGGCGCAAGCAGCGCATCCGCTGCGGCGACGAATTTGGGGCTAGGTACGGGAGACAG